CCCCCGGGATCGTTTGGGGGCTCTGTATACGAACATATCTATCGTTACAGAGAGCAGCGTTCCATTGGGTCGCTTGCTACTACAAACCTGCGTATCCCTTATTTGGATACGTTCAAGCTGTCAGTCCTCGGTAGTCTCTTAGTCCTTCGACTTTGAACATCGAAGGATTGGGCAAACAACTGAGGATAGTACTATGGCATTTGGTTCCACTTTGACCATTACGGTCAACGCGGTTGCGAAAGTTCTCAACCGCGTTAACCAGGATAACTATGGTTCCGAGTATTCTCTGCTCGGCGCCACAGACTCCTGGAATCTGAAGATTCGTCACACCACCGACTCGGTGGATGCGGATGGGAAGGTCATGCTCAGGCACAACGTGTACCTCGAGCATATCACCTATCCCACGTCGACCACTCCTTTGTACAAGGAGACGATCACGTGGACGATGCGCGCTGGAAAGATGGATGGCACGACCGCACTGGTCCATGCCGCCGTCGGGGTGGTCAATGCTCTCGCACTGACCTCCTTCGCTATGGTCAACGATCTTGCTGTTGGCCTTAACTAATTCCAGAGCTCCTTCAGGCTAGTGTGAGCTAGTCAGCCCACGCTAGGGTGTAACCAAGCGCCACGTAGACCACTTCCCCCCTAACTAGGAGGTCATGGTGAAAAGCTACGTGACGACAGTACTAACATTGTACAGTGGCATCATTGATGATGCCTCCACACAGTGGCCTGACATCAGGGCTTCACTTGGTCGAGACTTGTCTCACCTCCGTGGAGTATCCGAAAATAGAGGCTTAGAGTACTTCACTCTAACGCTTCCTTCCCTTGGCCCATGGTTCGATAGATCCTTGGACCGAGGTTACTTGCTCCCAGAAAGTGAGATCCCGCGAGGGATCAAGCGATCTAGGGGGAGACCCTGTCTTTTCAGGGGAGTCCTAGGCAAGATTTTCGGAGCTGATGGTGCTTTGGTTCGCCCGGTTGACTTCCAGGCTGTTCTCTTTTACCGCACGCTCTTAAAGGTGTGCGGTAAGCTTGAGTACGGTGTACAGGAAGTGGCAATGAAGGAGTCCATAGAGGGCTTCATCAATGTCGACAACCATCTTCCACCGCCTTATCCAAGCACTTGGGGCAGTGATGTCCCAGCTTGGAGGGAAAGGCATGGCCACCCCTTACGGGGCGGCTGTGACCTTCCTAGGTCTCACGTGCGTGATCTTCTTGATCATGCTCTTGAGCCTAACTCTGAACTCCCCTGGGATACTCTTCGAACGTTGCGTCGAAGAGTTACATCCCAACTCGGGGAGCTCGATTGGTGGAATCTCCGGCCAAAGCATGGACCTGGAGCGGTTTCAGAGGGCAGAAGAGAGTCTAAGTACGACTTTCCCACCTGGCCTCAGAAACTTGATCGTGTGTTTCCTTTCGACTGGTATGGATCAAGCTCTCTTGAGCCTGACACCTTCCCAAGCGATAGAGACACTCCTTCTCGACTCATAGCAGTTCCTAAGGACCGTAAGGCCCCCCGGTTAATCTGCGCAGAGCCGACTAGTAACCAATATATGCAACAAAGCATATGGCGGTTCCTAGAGGAAAGGGTCAATCGTACAGTTCTTGGACGATCGATAACCTTCCGATCACAGGAGGCGTCGCAGATCGCGGCGCTGAGTGGCTCAGCATCGAAGTCAAATGCAACACTCGATCTGAGTGAGGCATCTGATCGTGTCAGCTGTAGGTTAGTAGAATACATCTTCCAGGGATCTTCTCTGTTGGATGCGTTCCACGCCTGTAGGACTGACTACGTAGAACAGACACTGCATAGTGGGGCTAATCGCCTCATTAAGCTGCATAAGTTCTCGACGATGGGATCGGCGTTGACTTTCCCAGTGCAATCGATCATCTTCACTATCCTCTGTGTATGGGCTTACCGCCTATACCATGGTAGGGAAGACGACTGGTCCAACTGGGAGGCCGACTTCGATCAGGTTCGCGTCTTTGGGGACGATCTCATTGTTCCCAGAGAAGCATACAGGCTGACTACATTCGTTCTTCACGAATGTGGCCTACGTATCAACCCCAACAAGAGTTACTCGGGTGATAACTTCCGAGAATCTTGCGGGTGTGACGCCTTCAGAGGGGTCGATGTGACCCCACCGCGGCACCGTAGGATGTACGATGGCTCGGCCCCATCCACAGCGGCATTGATCGACTTTTCCAATAACCTTCACATGAAGGGATTTTGGAGAACCGCCGATCTAATGCTGAGCCTGGTACCCCTCCAAGAGCGTAAGCTCTTGTGGGTATCGGGCTCGGATGAAGCCGCCCTGGGCCTTAAGACTTTCTGCA